AGCCCCAAATTCTAGACATGGTGTATTCCGCTACCGCTTTAACAGCGTAAAAGCTTCCATTATTAACGATACGTTCCCAAAGGTCATGCAGATTGCTTTCCCTGGCGTATCGTTTAAGATGGATAAGACAGATTGGTATGTGACGTTTGATAACGGCGCGCAAATCTGGTTTGGCGGTTTGGATGACAAAGAGCGAGCAGAGAAGATATTGGGAATGGAGTTTGTGACACTCTATCTTAATGAGTGTTCGCAAATCCCATTGCCTAGTATCGGCTTGGTAACAACGCGTCTGGCCCAAAGCGTAGATCAGGTGGGCGAGTATTTAACCGCGAGGCAGCTTAAGCCGCGTATTTACTACGATGAGAACCCGCCATCGAAAGCGCATTGGTCGTACCGACAATTTATACAAAAGGTTGACCCTGAAACGCGCGAGCCGCTGTCAAAGCCGGATGCTTATGCTTGGTTCAGGATTAACCCTGGCGATAATCAGGAAAACATTGCCGACGACTATTTGGAAACGTTGCAAGGCATGTCCGCGCGTATGCGGCGGCGGTTTTTGGATGGTGAGTTCGCTGACGCTACGCCTGGCGCGCTTTTCTCGGATGAGGTGATAGAGCGGTGGCGCGTAGACGATGGCGTTGTGCCGGATATGGTCCGTATCGTGGTAGCGGTGGATCCTTCGGGGTCCGGCGATGTCGACAATGCGGACAATGACGCAATCGGTATTGTCGTTGCTGGTTTGGGCACGGATGGAAATGCGTATGTAATGGAGGATTGCACCGTTAAAGCGGGGCCGCTTACGTGGGGCAAGGTGGCCACGGGAGCCTATGACCGACACGAAGCGGATATTGTTGTAGGTGAAATCAACTATGGCGGCGCAATGGTCAACGCCACTATCCAAGCTGCACGCAGCAGGACGCCTTTCAAGCAAGTCACTGCTAGCCGGGGCAAAACAGTGCGAGCTGAGCCGTTTTCGTCTTTGTATGAACAAGGTAAGGTGCGGCACGTTGGGCGCTTTGTGGAATTGGAGGAAGAGCTAACTGCTTTTAGCACCAACGGCTACCTTGGGGGCGATAGCCCAAATAGGGCAGACGCGTTGATATGGGCATTAGCTGAGTTATTCCCCGCCATCGTCGCACCACGCAAGCAAGCGTCCACACCTCCTGCCATCCCCTCCATGGCCCGCCGCTGATGCCCCAGCGCCAAGAGGGTGGATGCTGCGGCTGTTTGGTGCTACTGCTGGCGATCATTGGCGCGTGGACTGTGGTGGAGTGGCTGGTATGATCGAGGCAGAACAACCGATCCCGTTCAACCAGCTAGTCGACAGCTTCACTGACACTCTCGTTGGGAATGGTCATGCCAACACCATCCGCAGGGGGCCGCCCGTGACGACGGTACGATGGGATGTTGATTGGGGTCGAACGCCTCGCCAGATAGCGGATGATTACATCGCTAATGGTGAGGCAAGGCGACGCAAAGATGGCAAATGGGATATGCGTTACCGGGCATCACGTTTCGTGGATCGGGTTAAAACCGGTAAGGTGGGATTTTGGGCATGACTGACCTCAACGACGCCGGCATTCCCCCTGAGGACAAATCCACCGAGGCCGATAGCAAGATCCACGACCGTGCCATGCGCCGCTTTGATGAAAGCGTGCTGCCCCAGATGCCAGTGCGCGAGCTGGCCCTCATGGCGCGTCGCTTTGCCGATATTCCAGGCGCGATGTGGGAAGGCTCTGTTGGCGACGCCTATGGCAAGGACGCCATCAAACTGGAGTTTCCCAAGCTGAAGCGCGCGTTGCGTAAGCTGGAGAACGACTTCCGGCAGAACCGCATCGAGCCGGATTTCCGACCGTCCGGCGGTGCCAGCGATCGCGAGACGGCGGATACGCTCGATAGCCTGTACCGGGCGGATGCCAAGTTCTTCAAGGCGCAGCAGGCGCGTGACAATGCCCGGTCTGAAGCGGCAAAGGGTGGCTTCGGTGCGTACCGCCTGTGCAACGATTGGGCGGATCCGCTCGACAAGGACAGCGATTACCAGCGGGTCAACCCGGCATCGCTGATTGCGGATGCGGATCAGTCGGTATTCTTTGGGCCGTCGACGCTGTACGATAAGTCGGATGCCAAGTTCGCGTTCGTGCTTACGGGTTGGTCGGAAGAGGCGTTCAAGGAGGAGTATCCGGACGCACAGTATACTGGCTGGCCCGATGCCAATAAGCGTTCATGGGTGTACGACTGGTTCCGCCCCGATACGATCGCGGTGTGTGAGTATTACGAGGTCGAGGACCGGGACGAAAACGTCCTGATCTTCACGCAGGAAACCAGCGGCGAGGAAGAGCGCTATTGGCAGAAGGACTTGAGCGCCCAAGATATCAAGGACTTGCGCGATCGGGGTTTCACGCAACGCAAGCGCAAGGCCAAGCGTCGACGGTGCCACAAGTACATTATGTCCGGTGCCGAGGTGCTGGAGGATTGCGGCTATATTGCCGGCGGCAACATCCCCATCGTGCCGGTCTATGGCGAGCGCGCCTATGTGGACGGTGTGGAATGGTTCCGGGGCATCGTGCAGCAGAATATGGATATGGTGCGTGTGTTCAACGCGGTCATGTCGTCGCTGTACGAGATCACGACGCTAGCCCCCTACGAGCGGCCGATCTTCACGGCTGAGCAGATGCCGCCCAATCTGGCGGAGATGTGGGCGCGGGGGAATATCGACCGGCATCCTTACGCGTTGGTCAATCCGCTGTTGAACCCGGTTGATGGCAGCATTGCCGCCGCCGGACCTGTCGGCAAGGTCGAGACGCCGCAGGTGCCGGCCACCTTGGCGGCTATGGTCGAAATGCTGAACGGCCTGTTTGCCGAGGACGACCAGAACCCGGAGGAGGTTAAGGCCAACACCAGCGCCGATGCCATGGACATCGCGGCGGCACGGGTGGATGCCAAGTCGGGTATCTTCCTCGATAACGATCGTCAGTCCACGCAGCGCGCGGGTGAGCTGTACCTGGCCATGGCGTGCGAAGTGTACGTGGAGCCGGGTCGTGTGGTCGAAACCATGACCGAGGATGGTGACGACGGCGAAGCCACGCTGCATGAGGATTACAGCGATGCGGGCGAACTGAAGGTCCGCAACAACTTCCAGCAGGGCCGCTACAAGGTGGTGGCGGACGTTGCCGAGACGACTACGACGCGCCGGGACCGTACGGTCAAGCAGATGCTGACCTATGCCGAAGTATCGGTGGCGGCGCAGGACATGGAGGGAGCGCAGGCGGCACTGATCACGGCTGGCCTCAACATGGACGGTGAGGGCATCAATGACTTCCAGGATTGGCAGCGTGCGCGGGCGTTGAAGCTGGGCTTGGTCAAGCCGAACGAGGACGAACAGCGCCAGGCCGAGGAAGAGGCGCAGGCGCAAGGGCCGGACGTGCAGCAGCAGTTGCTTGAAAAGCAGATGGAGAAGCTGGCGGCCGAGACGCAGAAGGCGTTGACGGCGGCGGGTCTGGATCAGGCGAAGATCCAGCAGGTCATGGCGGATGCCAATCTGAAGGTAGCGCAGGCTGAGGCGGTTGGTGGACCTGAGGCGGTGCCACAAGCGCCTAGCGGGCTGGATGCAGCGAACGATGACGCCAAACGTGTGTCGGAATATGCCCGCGCCGATTTGCATTCCGCACAGGCCGAGAAGATCCGCTCCGAAATTCCGATGCAGCGCATCAAGACAGGGAGAGAGCTTGACTTGGCAGAGCGCGCGCAGGATCATGCGGAGAGGCAAACAGCGTAATACCCCACACCCCGTGGGCATCAGTGACCGCCGACTGTGACGGGCGAGAGGAGTGAGAGAGCAATGGCTACACAGCCAGACATTGAAGACACGCCTGAGGACGACATCCTCGATCTGGAAGAAGAGCAGATCATTGAGGATGAGCCGGAAGAGCAGGCCGAAGAGCCAGAAGAACCCGCCGAAGAAGAGGCCTTCGTAGGTTTCGATGATGAGCCCGAGGCTCCGCCTGAAAACGATCTGGTCAAGCATCTGCGCCAGCAGATCCGCGATCGTGACCGACGACTGGCGGAGGCGGCAAAGACGGCCCCTGCCGAACCGGAGATTGTCGTAGGCGATCGGCCCAAGCCGGCGGATTTCGACTATGACGACGACCGCTTTGACGAAGCGCTGGACGCTTGGGAAGCCCGCAAGGCCGCAAAGGCAAAGCAGGATGATAAGCGCGCCCGTGCCGAGCAGAGCCAGCAGGAGCAGTGGGCTAAGGTAACGGAGAACTACGCCACGCAGAAAAAGGCGCTGCGGTTCCCGGACGTGCAGGAGGCGGAACAGCGCGTGCTGGATACGTTGTCGGGCACCACGCAAGCGCTGATCGCCAAGCACGCCGACAATGCCGCACTGTTCATCTATGCCGCTGGCAAATCGCCCGCCAAGCTGGCGGAACTGGCG